CTCAACAACGGTTATTCATCTCCAACTGGATCTGCTTTAGGTAATGCGGTCACTATTACTCCGGTCCTCGGATTTCATGGAGACTGGGGCGACGTTGACACTGACGACGCTAACACAATGAAGGCTTTCCGTTGGGATGCAGACCTTGTGTCTGGTTCCGCAACTGTCGCAGAAGTTATCCTGCTTAAGAGCGGACTAGATCAGGTTAGCCTTGACGGACCTCAGTCTTTCAATGTGTCCTCTTCTAGTGGTAACGGTGTTATACAGAATGCCGCCGGCACCGCCCAAGCGCGCATGTTGCGCCGTTTGACTCACGAAGTTAGTGCTTCTGGAACTCCATATATTGCCACTTACTGGGTAGGATTGGGAGTAGATGGTGATCATACTGGAGACAGCCTCAACTTAGGCCGCGCAGTTCTTTCGGGAATTACGGCATCTGTTAGTACCCTCTCTTGGGCTCAAACTGATGACCTCGTAAACGGTGGAGCGATGGGTTCGATTGTTGGTCAGACTGAATGGGGTCTTGAAAACCAAGATAACATTCCTGAGATCGACATCAAGGTCGACAGCATCGCTATCACAGCGATGACCAAGAAGTTGAAAGCGAAGTGGACACCCGAATTGGGTCAAGACCTCAACGCTTACCACAACTTGGATGCAGAGGTAGAACTTACTTCGATTCTTTCTGAGCAGATTGCTCTTGAGATCGACCGTGAGATCCTCGCTGACCTTGTAAATGGTGCAACGGCTGCAACATACTACTGGGCTCGTTCTCCTGGTATGTTCCTCAACCGCGAAACTGGTGCCGAGATTGGTGCGTCTACTAAGGCTCCCGACTTCACCGGTACTGTCAGCGAGTGGTATGAGACTCTCATTGAGACAATCAATGATGTTTCTGCTCAAATCCACCGCAAGACTCTTCGTGGTGGCGCAAACTTCATCGTTTGTTCCCCAGAGGTTGCCAACATCCTTGAGTTCACCGCCGGATTCCGCGCATCTGTTACTGCAGATGACGAGAAGGGTTCCGTTGGTGCTGTTAAGGTTGGATCACTTTCTAAGAAGTTTGACGTCATCGTTGACCCATACTTCCTCCGAAACGTGGTTCTCGTCGGTCGACGTGGTTCCAGCTTCCTTGAATCTGGATATGTATACGCACCTTACGTGCCACTACAAACCACTCCTACCATCTTTGGACCAGAAGACTTCGTGCCTCGCAAGGGCGTGATGACTCGTTATGCCAAGAAGATGGTTCGTCCAGACCTCTATGGACTCGTTATCGTCCGTGGACTTCTCGGTGAGAGCGGCGGCTGATAAATAATCAGTAGCTAAATTTAAAACCCCCGCCAAGTATTCAGTTATTTGGCGGGGGTTTTCTTTTATGAAAATGCCAATATCCTAAAAAATATGGCCCCCAATTTTTTGAGATTTTCGTTTTTCTAGCCCGGGCAGGATCCTTTAGACATAAAAGACTACTTACTACAGCAGGAGTTTCTATATATGCCAACTGATCTTCAACCACTATCGACAACTAGCGCCATTGTACTTACATCGACCGGAAGTGCGATCAAAGTCGCGACATCGCTTCCCTTTGGAGCTTATACTGGCTCAGCCGAGTTTATCACAGGAGCGGTTGCTCAGGTAGCCTATGTATATAAGAAGCTTGGTGGCGATGTTGTTGACATTGAGCTAACCCCGTCAAACGTATACGCAGCTTACGAAGAAGCAGTATTAGAATACTCATATATCATTAACCTCCATCAAGGTAAAAATGCCCTCGGCACAATGCTGGGCAATACTACCGGTACATTTAACCACTTAGGCGATATGGTTGATAGTCCGCTATCTTCGAGCTTAAGCGGCACACATGTGGCACTCAAATACCCAAAGTTCAAGTTCCAGTCAGCGCGAAACATCGCAGACGGGCTTACCTCCTACGCCGGCATGGGTGGCGACGTTAGATACTACTCAGCATCCTTTTCACCAGCCACAGGGCAGCAGGACTACGACATTCGACAAATCATCATGGACGCATCCGACTCTGGTGTGGACGACGGCGGTATTGCGGTCGATTATGCCGGAAAAGTCAACAATAAGCGCATTAACGTTACCAAGGTGTTCTTCCGTTCGCCTCGTGCAATGTGGCGCTTCTATGGATACTACGGCGGTGTAGGTGTTGTCGGTAATATGTCGACATACGGACAATATTCGGATGATTCGACGTTTGAAGTCATTCCTACATGGCAAAACAAGATGCAAGCCATCATGTATGAAGATTCATTAAGGACAAGAACATCAAACTACTCATATGAGTTAATCGATGGTAGATTGCGCCTGTTTCCAATGCCTAGTTATTGGGGTCTTGGCGAAATGAGCCGTATCTGGGTTCAGTTTTATGTAGAAGACAACGCATGGGAAGGCAGAGCCGGACCATCTGGCAGCGTCGACGGCATCAACAACATTAATACAGCCCCGTTCGGCAACATTCCTTACGAAAACATCAACGCCATTGGTAAACAATGGATTCGTAAGTATTCGTTAGCACTCTGCAAAGAGATGCTGGGACAAATCCGAGGAAAGTTCACCACAATTCCAATTCCGGGTGAATCAGTTACGTTAAATCACTCGGATCTACTTTCACAAGCTAAAGCTGAACAAGATTCGTTAAGAGACAAGCTCCGAGAGCTACTCAAAGAGATGGAATATGTCCAATTAGCAAAGGATGATCAAGAAAAAGCAGTAGCAACAGCTGAAACGCTAAAATATTCGCCGCTTCCAATCATGGTGGGTTAGATAAATGTCAGATAACGAATGGAAAAGACCACCTGCTCCGCCTGCTCCCTTGTTTTTGGGAGAGAAAGAGCGAAATCTTGTCAAGCAGGTAAATGACGAGCTAATTGAAAAGGTCATTGGGCAACAGATCCTTTATTATCCGATTGATCTCGAAACGACGGACTTCCATGAGTTATATGGGGAAGCAATAGAGAAAACTTACCTCCCACCAGTCCGAGTATATGCACTGGTTGATTTCACGCAGTTCGAAACGACATATTTGGAGAATGCAGGAATCGACAAATCGTGGGAGATCAATGTCCATTTCCATAAGCGCCGATTAACTGAAGATCAAAACTTGTTCGTTCGCGAGGGCGATTTTGTACTGTACGGTGACTTCTATTATGAAATAGTTAAGTTATCTGAGCCCAAGAAGCTGTTCGGACAGGTCGACCAAACATTTGAAGTGCATGCAGTCTGCAAGCGCGCAAGAAAGGGGCTTTTCGATGCTACCTGATAACTTTGACTTTGCAATGCTCCCAGAGGGAGAGGATGGGCAACTCACACTTAAAGAAGTGGGTATGTTGGCTTCTACAATCGAGAATATTGATTTCTCCCTTGTATCGTGGCTTAAGAAGGATCTAGACCTACAAGCCCACACTAACGAAGGCTTCACTCAAGTACCTGTTATATGGCAGGTGCCAGAGCGAGCATATCAAATAAAGCACAAGAAAGATCTCCGAGATGATGGAGGTGCTCTTAAACTCCCAATTATAAGTGTTGAAAGGACTGGTATTACCAAAGATCCTGCGAAGCGTGGGGTGTTCCAAGCAAACTACTATTCGAAAGATAAAAACGGACGTTCCGGGAGATTTGTATTAGCGAAAAGAATAGTTCCTGATAAGACTCGTAACTTTGCCACCGTAGGCAATACTCGCACAAACTTAGAAGTAAAGAGACAACCATATTATCCGAGAAAGAACAAGAAGGTAGTGGTCCAAACCTTGTCAATCCCACTCCCAGTATATGTTAATGTTGACTATAAGATAGTGATTAAGAGCGAATACCAACAGCAGATGAACTCGCTAGTCAGCCCGTTCATGGCTCGCACCGGACAGGCGAACACCTTTGTGATGCGCCGAAACGGACACCTATACGAGGCGTTCATTGATCAGAGCTTTGCACAAAGCAACAACGTGTCAAACCTCGCAGAAGAGATGAGGATGTTTACTACCGAGATCACAATCAAGGTTCTAGGCTATCTTATTGGCGAGGGAAAGAATGATGATAGACCCATCGTTAGGATTGACGAAAATACGGTAGAATATCAGTTTCCTTCCGAAAGAGAGATGCCAGCAGGCGAGGTACCATGGTTCTCTGACAGTTCCTGAACACAGTGGGCTTTTTTCTGCTTAGTTCAGGGTCCTTTTTCAGCTTTTCGACCATACCCACACTATTTATCTATGATTGCACTATAATACAATCTTGCACGCATCACAAGAGGGACTAAGCAACATGTCAGTAAAAAGTTTTAAATTTGTATCGCCGGGTGTCTTTGTCAACGAAATTGACAATTCCTTTCGCCCACAAAACCCACAAGAAATCGGACCAGTAGTTATTGGTCGATCGTCTCGCGGTCTGGCCATGCAGCCGATCAAAGTCGAATCATATTCGCAGTTTGTTCAGGCGTTCGGAGATACCGTACCAGGCGCCGGTGGCGCTAACGATGTTTACCGTGATGGAAACTACCAATCGCCAATGTACGGCACATACGCCGCGAAGGCATTCCTACAGCCATCTGTCGCACCAGTTACTTACATGCGCTTGCTTGGTCAACAGACCTCAGCCGGTGGCTCTGCTGGTGGCGCCGCAGGTGCAGGTTGGGAAACATCTCAAGATCTCGGCACTAACCCCGCAGCAGTTGGTGGCGCTTACGGACTCTGGGTCTGTCAATCGGGAACGGTTGCGGATATGTCGTCAGGCAGTAGCGATCTTTCGTTAGCAGCCGTCTTTTATATGAATACAGGCTCGATATCTCTTAAGGGCACCCCGATGTGTGTTGCCGATGCGGCTGACGTTACCGCTTCCGCTAACCGTCCCGCTCAATCTATCACACAACAGGGCGTTATAATAGGAACAGACT